TCCCGGGACCGGGCAGCAGGCCCTGGCGCTGCGCTTCGCGGCGCGCATCATCCTGCCTGCCAGCCTGCCGGGGGTGGGGCGGAAGATCCGCGCCATGGCCGCTTCGCTCTGCGCCTTCGTGCATCTGAACCGCTTCGGTCAGCCCGTGAACGCCGCCCAGCTGATCGGGGCCTATCCTGATGTGTTCGCGCCGGAGGAGCTGGACCAGTATCTGGTCTGGCGCGTGGAGTGGCAGCAGGTCGGGCATTTTGGCGTGTCGGTGTGGGAGGAGTTCAGCCAGGGCAGTGTGCCCGGCGATCTGCTATCCGGGGATGGTTCGGGCAATGCGGCTGATTATCAGAAGGTGCTGCCGTGATGTGGGCGCTCTCTGAGCTGGGGCGCCTGGTGGCGCAGATGATCCGGGTGGGCACGGTCAAATCCGTCGATCTCTCCGATGCGGCGCGGCCCACTTGCGTGGTGACCAGCGGCGGGCTGGATACGCCGCCCTTGCCCTGGCTCGCCCCGCGCGCGGGCGGTGATGCGGAGTTCTGGTGCCCGGAGGCGGGGGAGCAGGCGGTGGTGTTCTGCCCGCTGGGCGATCCGGCCCAGGGCTTTGTGCTGCTGGGGCTGTTCCAGGAGGCGCATCCGGCGCCGGGGGCAAGCCCTGATGTGCATGTGCGGCGGTACAGGGATGGCGCCATGGTGCGGTACGACCGGGCGGCCCATGCCTACAGTATCGAGATCCCGGCCGGGGGCAGCATCACCTTCCGCGTGGGCGGCGCCAGCTTGGTCATGCGGGGGGATGGGATCGACGTCACCGGCGGCGATATCACGGTCAATGGCATTGGTGTGGTGGCCCACCATCACACCGATTCGCGTGATGGTGCCACCAGCCCGGCTGAGGCGTAGGGACCGAACGACCTAAGCCTAAGGAGGAACGTTGAGGGCAAAGATGACAGCTTCGTACCCAACTCAACTATAATCTGCTTGCAGTTTTAGCCCAGATAGCAGCCTCTGCCCACTGCGATTGTCAGTGGGCTAAAAGAATGGATCGCCCAAAGAACGATACCATTTAAGGTCACTACATTGAAGTACCTCAGGTATATGGTCTCGTTTATCCCGAGTTAGGGGGCTAACTAGTCGCTGTGTGACTTAATGCCCAAATAGTTTTACCCTCAATCGCAGGCAGTAAATATTTGAAGGATCCCGTCGCAGTCCTTCCCGAGTAAGGTCTTTAGCTCGCTCTTCATTGCCCATATGAAGATACAGCCAAGAGACTCGAGAAATATCGGTTGCATCCGCATCAGAAAGTCCATCTTCCATCATTTTAGCGAGGGGGCCAAATATTGTCGCACGTTCTGTCGTATGGAGATGACTCCAAGCGTCGGCGGAATTATTAAGCCAGTTGGCGATCATGCTGACTTCTGAAAAATGGGGTTCCACGATAGCTGAAGCTCTCAGAAAAGCACCGCACGCCGCAATAACATCGCCGCTTTCGCGGTATAGCCCCATAAGCTTGTTCCAAGCTTTTTGCGCCAGCTGTTGATCCGGTTGTGATGCGAGGTACCTTCTAAGTGCCTCCGCGGCATTCTCTTGATTTCCCGTTTCTGCTTCGAGATCAGCCAATAAAATCCATGCGCGTTTGTAGTGATTTGATAGAAACTCTAAAACGGGCCTAAAGTCTTGCAGTGCAGTCGGGTCAATAGCTGTCTTCCGTGCTACACGTCGAAATAGTGCATCAATCTTTGGTGCCAATCCTTCCTTCAGTCCAGCGACCGTCGTTGTCCCAACGTCTTGTAGGAATAGAACGTCATTTTCGATGATTGCTCGGCTTGGGCTGACCTCTAACTTTCTTTTTCCGAATGTAGCTGCCGTCAGTGGTACTTCAAGAAAGTCTGAGCCATCAGCGGCAGTAAGCCTTTCGATCAAAGAAGTTCTTACAAGTTGCTCTATGGCAGTCTCTGGATCGACGGCTTCCTCGCCTTGCCGCATTAGCGTAGCTTCTAAGGCAAGTTGAGGAACAAGTGATCTCCAAGAGCACAGCACAAGAAAAGCCCGGGAGGCTAGCGGAGAAAGATTGGCATAAGTTCTCTCGAAAAGAGCATCAAGGATGTCATCTTTCCGGGCAATCAGCATGGAAGGTTTGGAGTATTTTCCATTGTTTGCAATTTCACCTAGCATTATTTTGATTATATAAGGATGTCCATCGGCCTCGCTTATAAGCTCCCGAATTTGGTAGGAAGATAACTTCCCCTCTATGCCAAGCGAGGTAATTGTTTTGTCAACTAATATAGAAGCTTCACCGTCTTCCATCCCCGTGACCGAAATAGGGTAATCAGCCTTGAAATCTCGAAAGCGAGAGGTGATTACAACCTTATTTGGCAACCGTATATTTGTGTCAATCCAATTGAATAGATCTATTGGACTACGAACAGTTTCAAAATTATCGAACACGAGCAGTGTCTTGCCTAATGGGCTTGATGTCATATGCCCAGCTAGTATGGTGGCGGGTGCTACTTTTTTGTGGTCATCACGATGTCCAATTAATTCAAGGTACTCTTTTGCAATTTCATTCTCGGTCAAGACTTGTGGCCTTACAGCCTTTGGTCCAGACATCGTAAGATCAATATCGCGAGCGCTAAACCATAAAATTACGTCAAACTTGTCCAGAAAAGCCAGGTCATGCAAAACAGCCAATGCTGCGGACGTCTTTCCAATCCCGCCCCGACCGACCAATGTAACGATAGGATGGCGGTCATTTAGAAGGGTATCTTTTATTTCTTTCTCCAAATTTGTGCGTCGGACATATCCCTTTGGGCTGGGTGGAAGATTGCTGAATACATTTCCATGTGCTTCAAGTGCTCCGATTCCTGCTGTTTCGCTGGCTGGCCTGTCAGTGGCAGGCAAGAGGTATGCCGTTGCATCTGTTCGATGGCGATTATCGGATATCAAAGAGTGAAGTTCATATGAGCTGTTCCGGAATGCTCCGTTCGGAACGAAAAAATCAGTGACATCAGTGTCAGTGTGCAACAGTTCTACCCGTTGATAGCCATCAACGTATATGTAGATGCCGGATGCTAAGTGGTCGGCATTCTCATCTCTTGCGGTTTTTAACTCAGCAAAAATGCTTTCCTCTCCTCCGAGGAGTACGACGCGGTATTTTCCAGATAAATTTCTGTGAAGGTAAGCCCAAGGTACGTTGAATATGGGATTGTTATCCGCCATTAAGCGGATTGCGTTGTTTAAGGGTACAACAAGTCTAGAAGCAGTTGCTGGCGTCATAGCACCGTGACCTCTAGTCTTGTTGCGAAGCTCTGCAAAAATTGTGAACCAGCTCCTTAGCTGGGGTCTCTCAGCAGGCTGGCTTGCTTCTGGATAGATCGTAGCAAGAACAGAGTACAGGGCTTTAACCGCTTGGTCCTGCCAAGATCCAGGAGCAGATCTCTCGGTAAATGTCCGTCGCATGTCGAGTGCTCTAGAAACCAGGAGCTGACTAGCTTGGCCAGTCAGCGTCTGATCAATAACCGCAGCCCACTCGCCAACGCCATCCGCACGAACGAGCGCATGAAGCAGCCTGTATCGGTGGCCATCCCGGTCGTTCTGAACGAGCGCGACCATTGCGCTTGCTGTGGTTTTAATGATGAATTCGCCCACGTAGAGCAATTCCGTGAACAGGGTCGTGTCTGAGTCGGTGCCATGCGTTTCTACGCGGTCGAAGAGTAGCTTTAATGGTTTGAACATCATTTCTCCAGTCTGGCATCAAGCTCAGGTTGCCACGTTTGATTGCGGTTGTAGTATTCACTGCTTCCGCATCTGTCACCATCTTAATGTATTCAAAAGTCAGTCTAACCAAACAGGGTGGAGGCTTCAGCGCGGCAAGTGCGCAGGCAGTTTGCTATTGATCTCCCTAGAAAACCCACGGGAGGAACCCCCGCCCGGCTAGGGTGAGACTCCCCGGCATGATCGGGATGAGTGCCGCCACCGGCAAGGCCCTGGGTGATCTGGCGCATCTGCGCCAGTCGATCCGGGATATACTGACGACGCCGAAGGGCAGCCGGGTGATGCGCCGCGGCTATGGCAGTGATTTGTTCGAGCTGATCGACGCGCCGATGAACCGCGAGACGCTGATGAACATCTACACGGCGGCGGTGGAGGCGCTGCTGGCCTGGGAGACGCGGCTGCTGGTCACCCGCGTGGTCAGCGCCAGCGCCGCCCCCGGCAGCATCACGCTCGATGTCTACGGGCGGTATCTGCCCAATGGCCAGGACATCATCGTCTCCGGCATCACGGTGAGCAGCTGATGGCCGGGACCCTGACCACGGTCGATCTCTCCCAGCTGCCCGCCCCCGAGGTGGTGGAGACCCTCAGCTTCGAGACCATCCTGGCGGACATGCTGGCGGATCTGCAGGCGCGGGACAGCGCGTACAGCGCGCTGGTGGAGTCGGACCCGGCCTATAAGGTGCTGGAGGTGGCGGCCTATCGCGAGGTGCTGCTGCGCCAGCGGGTCAATGACGCCGCCAAGGCGGTGATGCTGGCCTATGCCGCCAGCACCGATCTCGACCAGATCGGCGCCAATTACGATTGCGCCCGCCTGACCATCACCCCGGCCAACAATACCGCCATCCCGCCCACCGTGGCGGTGATGGAAGGGGATGAAGCCTACCGCGCCCGGATCCAGCTCTCCCCGGAAGGCTATAGCTGCGCCGGGCCCGCCGGGGCTTACAGCTACTTCGCCAAATCCGCCTCGGGCGATGTGCTCGATGTCGGCGTGGATCAGCCCCAGGCGGGCACGGTGCGGATCTCGGTGCTGTCGCGCCGCGGCAATGGCGCCGCGCCGCAAGCCACGCTGGACGCGGTCACGGCGGCGCTCAACGATGAGAATGTGCGCCCGCTCTGCGACATGGTGGTGGTGCAAGCAGCCACAATCCTGAGCTACAGCGTGCGGGCGGCGCTGATCGTGCTGCCCGCCGCCGACCAGGCCGGTATCCTGGCGGCGGCGCAAACCGCCTGCCAGGCCTATGCGGATGCCACGCACGGCATGGGCCGCAGCGTCACCCTGGCCGGGCTGCTTGGGGCGCTGATGGTGGCCGGGGTGGTGAACGTGGCGCTGCAAGCGCCGGGCCTGACCGCCGATCTGATTAGCACCGATACCCAGGCGCCGTATTGCACCGGCATCAGCCTCAGCATTGGCGGCATCGGTGCCTGATATTGCCTCGCTGCTGCCGCCCAACGCCACCGCGCCGGAGCGGGCCCTGGAACAGGCGATGGCGCGGCTCGCCGCCGTGCCGGTGCCGCTGCGCCAGCTGTGGAACCCGCAGACCTGCCCGGCCAGCCTGCTGCCCTGGCTGGCCTGGGCGCTGCGGGTGCGCGAGTGGGACAGCAACTGGCCGGAGGCGACCCAGCGCGCCGTCATCGCCGCCAGCGTGCCGGTGCATAAGCGCAAGGGCACGCTCGGCTCGATCAAGCAGGCTCTGGCCGCCGCCGGGTATCCGGATGCGGAGGTGATCGAGCGCGTCGCCGCTTTCACCCTGGATGGCTCGCGCTTGCTGGATGGCGAGGATTACCTCGGCGATCCCGGCAAATGGGCCTGGTACCGCGTGGTGTTGAAGCATCCGGTGGCGAACAGCCAGGCGGCGCAGGTCCGGCGCATTCTCGCCGACACCGCCCCGGCGCGCTGCCGCCTTGAGGGGATCGATTTTACACAAGCCGCCTTCATTCTCGATGGCACGGTCAGGCTGGATGGCGGCTATAACATGGGAGTGGTGGCCTGATGGCGAATCTGCCTGAGACCGATAATTTTGACGCCGGCGTGTACCAGCTGGAGACCACCGACCCGGCTCTGGGCGGGGCCAATGGCGTGATGAACACCCCGCCCAAGGCGCTGACCAACCGCACACGCTGGCTGTATAACCGGGTGCTGGCGCTGTTCGGCTTTAATCGCGGCTATGTTGCGGCCACCGGCACGGCCAATGCGGTGGCGGCCAATTACAGCCCCGCCGTCACCGCCCTGGTCGATGGCACGGTGTTCAGCTTCAAGGTGGCCGCCGTGAATACCGGGGCCGTGACCTTCACCCCCTGCGACGGGACAATCTCCGGCACCAATGCCATCGCGCCGCTGCCCATCTATGGGCTGGATTTGCAGCCGTTGAGCGGCGGCGAGCTGGCGGGGCAGTGCAGTGTCCGTTACAGCGCCGCGCTGAATGGCGGCGGCGGTGCCTATGTGCTGATCGAGAACCCGGGCGGGATCATGCGGGTGCTAACCGCGGCGGCCAATGACAGCAGCAACCAGGCGGCCTCGACCAAATTTGTCCATGACCGCTTCCAGACGCTGCCCGCCGGGTTGCAGCCGCTCGGTGTGCGCACCGGGATTACGGCGGCGTCAACCCTGACCGCCGCCCAGGCGGGGCTGGTGGAGCTGACCACCACCGGCACGGCGCAATACACCACCACCCTGCCAACCCCGGCGGGGCTGGCCAATACCAGCGTGTATTACATCATCTGGAACAACACCGCCGTGGCGCAGACCATCGCCACGCCAGCGGCCAGCATCCTGGCCTCCTTCGCCGCCGGGGCCTCGATCGCGCTGCCGGCGCAATCCATCTGCCTGCTGGTCCCGGATGCGGCTAACTGGCTGGGCTCCATGCTGCGCGGTGACCCGGCCTATGCGCCGGCGGCGGGCAGCGTGGGGCAGGGGTTCAATGTCTCCAGCCTGACCTTGAACAATATCGGCTCGCAAGCCGTGATTTACACGGATTCGGAGACGGGCGGCCTCGGGCCGAATGATATCGTGTTCCGGCTGGGCGCCAGCGGCTCGTATAAATACGTCACGCTGGATGCATCCGGGAATTTGCTGCTGCCGGGTTATGCCGTGGTGGCCAATGCCACGGCGAATAACCAGGCGGTCAATCTGGGCCAAGCCAACAGCCTCTATATGAGCCTGGGCGGTGAAGTGACGACGGGAACCTACACCGCAACATCCTGGACCGGCACCGCGCATAACGGCTCCGACAACACGGGCGGTTTGCGCTGGGGCGGCTCGCTCAACAGCGCCATCACCGCAACCGTCAACGGCATCAACCTGTACACATGCGAGGTTGTTGGTTCCTACATCTATGCCGATCTGCAGCTCAATTATAGCAATGGCGGGCGCACGGATTTTCAGTTCCGGCAGGATGGCACCATCGTCGCGAATGGGCGCGTGATCGCGGATGGTAATGGCCACCCCATGGATAATGGCGCCTATGCCTTGCTGCATGCCAATCCGGGCAAGCGGGTGCAGGCGTTTTATGTGACGCTCAACGCCAACAGCCAGTATGTCGCCTTCCCGGTGGCGTTCTCGGCGGTGCCGGACTCCATCGTTTGCTCGGCCACGGCCTACGACATGGATTCA